ACCAGCAGGAGAGGCAATGAAACCAGAGAGTTTCGATGTAGACGTAAACCAACCGATGATCAGTGAAAGGCCTGTAGAAGGACAACAGGCTGAGAGCACACAAAGTCCTGAAGAACATCCTGCAAAAGAAGACTCGAGTAGGTTTGAGTATTGGCAAAGTCAGGCAGACAAGGTAAAGAGCGAACTATCGAATGCACAGCAAGAACTTGATTATTTTAAAAGTTTAGCACAGCAGCAGCAGTCAACGGTCTCCAGCGGACAACCTAATGGACAACCCCAGCAACAAGCGGGAGTTCAAGAGGATTCGTTGAAGCAACCCGTCAAACCAACAAAACCAGTCAACTACAGCGAAGTCGATGCGTATAACGATCCTGAGAGTACATCTTTCAAATATCGTTTAGAGAAGGAGAGATATCAAGACGATTACATGGGTTATCTTGAAGAAAAGGACGAAAACAGAGAAAAGCAGATGCGCGCTCAATATGAGTATGCATATGCTCAACAACAAACAGCAATGGTGCAAAACAATGCTATGTCACATGCTATTAATGGATATGGCTTTGATCAAACCAAAGCTAGTGATTTCGTCAATTGGGCAAGTAATCCCAATAATGTCACAGTTGATCATCTTTTGAAACTCTATATGATGAAGGATGCACCCGACGCAAGGGTAGAGCAGAAAAAACAGGAAATGAAAAAATCTCAAGAGGTTTTGTCAATGCCAAGATCAGCAGCAGTTGAGACTGGTACATCTGAAGCGCCTCAAAGCGATGAAGACCTGTTTAATCAAGGCTTGCTCTCTTTAAAACGATAAAAAGGAGTAAATCATGGCTGCAACTGAAAAGTTATTAAAAGCCTCTGGTGTACTATATACTGATCGACGAAATTTTTACGTTGCCCCCCAAGTTGTAAAAGAACTTTGGACTGACGTAGCACCGTTTACTACGGTGGTTTCTAATAGAGAGCAGCGTAAAGTACCCGACCCGATTTTCAAAATGTTTGAACATCGGAATCCGTGGCATAAGCAGTATTTCCTAAATAATAGTGATACTGATAACCTTGACTCGGACAATGTTACCAATACAACTGTAACTGTAGATGGTGCAAGCAATTGTAACATTGATGACAGTCTAGTTGGTGCAATCTGCGAAGTATGGACAACTAGTTATGGCTCTAAGAAAGCCATTGTAAGAGTTGATTCTGTGACGAATTCAACAACTATTATTGTCAATACATTGTGGACAAGTACTGGTAGTGATATTGCTATGGTTGATAATGAGATTTTTGAAATTATTGGCAATGCACAGGGTGAAGGTACAGACTCACCAGAAGCGTGGGCCGATGAACTAAGTGTCGTTTGGAATTCTTGTCAGATTTTCAAAACGCCATTACAGGTCACTGGCACATTGCTTGCTGCATCATTGCGTGGCGAATCTTCTGAGCTTGCACGTTTACGTGCTCAGAAGGCACAAGAGCATAAAATGCAGAAGGAAAAAGCGTTCTGGTTTGGACATAGAGTTGGTGGAACAGGTCTTGAAATTCAAGGCGGTGACTCCAGCTCTGAATCATTTGCTGATGGCGGAGTAGCCGACGCAGATGGTAATCTTGTAAGAACATGCTACGGCATTTTGAAAGCTATAGAAGACTATGGCGATTCAAGTGGTGACGATCAGAGTATATTTGCCATAACTGAAGCAAGTTATTCATATGGAGACTTTGTTGATGATATGGAGAAGGTATTCCAGTATGTACCAGAATCTGGCGTTAAGCGAGCTTTCTGTGGTTCTGGAGCACTTAGTTACTGGTCTAAAATGGCTGGTAGCAGCGGTATGGCTGGTAATTCTGGCTGGACTGTTGACCTAAGTGATATGAAACGTGATTCGCTTGGTTTTAATTATAAACTTCTTGAGACACCTCATGGAGTGTTACAATTAATTCCAACCCCCGCATTGCGTGGTACTTCTTACGGTAAGAAAATGCTTGTCGTAAGTGATGAGAACCTGTTTCATGCTCAATACCGTTCACCAATGTATCAGACTAATATTAAAACTGATAATGCGTTTGACGCAGTAAAGGATCAGTATTTTTCTGATGAAGGTGTTGGTATACAGCTGATTGAAAGTCATAAACTGTTTTCAATTAGTTAAGGAGGTCAATTATGGCTAGACCTTACTTAGGCGGTTCAAGCGCAGGTATAAAAGCAGTAAGCTCTGATGCATCTTTAGTTCCTGCTGATTCTGGTAAAACTATACTTATGGCTGCAAATGGGATTGATATAACTCTCCCATCTGCTGCAAAAGGTATGGAATTTACCATTATTCAGTCGGGTGACTATGATACGGCAGTATGTACTGTCGTCCAAGCTGCCGCTTCTGAGGATTTTTATGGTGCTATTTATGGCTCCACTCAGGGCGAAAGCGCTGGCACAGATGGCGATGTAGCAGCAGCGGCTAATACCAAAATAACCTTTTCATCTGCCTCCTTAAAAGGAGATAGAGTCAGATTAGTTTCTGACGGAACTGGTTGGTATGTAGAAGCTTTTGCTCAGAATTATGCTGCAATAACCTTCGACAACTAAACAAACTAACTCGAGGGGAGAGTAATATCTCCCCTCGGATTGGGACACTATGACACAGAAACAGTTAATAGAAACAGTCCAACAGCACCATCCAGAGCTGGGAGAAACGCAGATACGTATTTTCCTTAATAAAGCACTGGATGAGTTTTGCAGAAGGACAAGAATTTTAACAACAGCCTATACATTTAGTACAGTAGCTAATCAACGCTACTATGAACTTGATGATTCTATATTGGAAGTTATTTCTGTTGATTTTGACGGATATGATATTTATAGGCTATCTGGAAGACCAGAAGTTAGGGATTTAACATAATGGCATATAGTAGAACAAAAGATGAAGTTTACTGGATAGAGCGTGATGGTATAGCTATTGCTACACAAAACGTAACTGGTAATAGTCCAGCATCAGAGTTTACTGGCCCTACGGGCAGCAAGACAGTAACTATATTCGCTATTAAAAACGATGAAAATTTTGTTGCTAGTGGTACTGGTATAATAATGACAGAATCACCAGCAATACCAAACGAGTTTCATGATGGACTTGCTCAGTATGCTATTATGAAAGGTTATGAAACTAAACCTGAAGCCATACAAATGGCTCAGTATTTCAGGAATGAATGGGAAATGTGTATTCGTGAGGGAAAAAAATATGCGAATACAGGAAGAGATGGAGCTCCTATGGTTATAAAAGGATATGATTATTAATGGATGAAGTTACTTCTCATTCTTCAATGTCAGATTATTCTGAGATTGTTGATGCTACGAATCTTATCTGGGAAAATGCTCTTTCAAACTGGGAAGACGTTGTAAAAGGCTTTAAAGCTCCTACTGACTATACAGAAACAACAATAGCTTCAGCTGTATTTACGGAGGTAACAATATCCTAATGGCAGATTTTAAAACACAGGTAGAAGATTTAATTGGAAGCGTTGGAGATGATGCTCTTATTACTCAATCTCTTATAGATATAGGCGGTGAAATAATTGGAGCTCTTCCTTCAGCCAAATTACTGCCATCAGCTTTAACCGTGGCTGTTTCTTCTAGTGGTTTAACTGTGGAAAATAAAAAAGTTTTAGCTGTAGATAAAGACGATCTTCCAGTAAAAGAAATTCCAGCAAACCAGAAAGCAAGATATAACGATACTGCTTCTATTTATGCCGCCACAGATACTAATCCTGTTTATTATATAGAAGCTGAAAAAATTTATGTAAATGGTGCAGCTGGAAGTAGCGCTACAGCTGGTGTATTACATTATGTGCCAAAACTTCCAACACATAACGGTAGTGCTCTTATATCAAACGGAAGTGATGCAGTAGCTAATTTCCCACAGGAAGCTGAACATTTACTTATACTTGGGAGTGCAGTTAGATGTTTACAAAGATTAATGGCAGATAAATCATCTAGTCTATCTGATCTTTCTATATCATCAGTCACCCCCGTACCTCCAGAATCACCAAAATTTACAAGTCCAGATATATCATCTACTACATTAGACAACTTAGGAGTTCCGCCATCTTATATAGCACCTACAACAACTATAAGCGGAGTCGCATGGGCAACTGAATACCCATCTCAGGCAAGTGCTATTACAACAGCATTTCTCTATTTAAAGGCCGCTGTAGATCAAGCGGAAACAGCTGCAGATAAATTTGCAAGCGCTACAAGTGATTCACAGTTTGATACTAATTCAACATGGGATGCAACAAACTCTCAATTAACAAGAGTTAAAGATGCGTTAGATAAAGTATCTGCATTGATTGAATCCAATAGTCCAGCTTCCAGTTATGATGCACATGATTTATTACAAGCAGAAGATATAGAACTATTGCAAGGGAACTTGGCTATAGTACAGGCCGAACTTCAAAGAGCACAAACTCATGTAGGAGAATGGGTAGCTATTGGAGATATGAGAGTAAAAGAAGTAAATGCAGCTCTTTCTGAAGCATCTGGGTATGCAAATGAAATTCAAACCAGACTATCAGCTACTCCGATAAAAATATCTGAGTTTCAAGCCAAGGTTCAAGATTCATTAAATGAATTCAACGAAGCAAATGTTCAATATCAAGCAAAGTTACAAGAAGCAATACAGCAAGCACAGCTCAGTTCTAGAGAAGCAGAACAAGAAGCGAATCTAAAACTTCAAAAAGAGCAGAGTGAATACTCTTCTAAACTACAAAAATTTCAAAACGAACTAAGCGAGTATCAGGCTAATGTTTCAAAAGAGGTTCAAGAATATACTCAAAACATGTCTCAGTACCAGTTGGACTACCAATGGAAACAGGGACAATACGGACAATTAAAAGCCGAATATAGCCAAGGCTTACAATTGCTAATTGGGAGATAATTATGGCAAGTATTACAGAAACTCATACAGTAGAATTTGCAGTAAGTGCTACGCCAAAAGTATCCTTAGCTTCAACCGATGGTGTAACTTTAGCAACTGCTACCCTACATGAAAATATTAGAAAAACTCTAGGAGGAAGCGGTAGTGTTTCTACAGATGGTGCTATAGATTTTGGCGGAGTAACAGATGGTGCTACTAATTATTTACAAGCTACATCTTCTGGAGTAAATGTAGGAAATGGAGACACTAGGTTTATTTGGATAAAGCATACTGGATATTTATGGTCAAGTTCTTCAGTTTTAAGTACTGCAACCACAGATAAAGTAACTATATTTATTGACGCTGAACATATTGCGTCATTATCAGCTGGAGAATCTTGGATTATACCTCTTCCAGATACATCAAGTACAGCAACTAATTTTATAGTAAAAAGAGGTGGATCGTCTGATATAGCTATAGAAGCTATAGGGCTTGATTAAAATTAATAAGGAGAAATAAAATGGGTATACGCAGTTATTCGACTAGCGAAGCTAACAATATACAGTTAGGACAGGCTGGATATGACTATGTTACTAATGCTACAGTTAATTCTGATACTTATGTAGCAATAACGGCCTTAGATGCTTGTACAGTTACAGCTGTCTCATCAGATACAGATGTATGGGATAGTTTAAGTGCTATTGAAGTACCTGCGGGTTGCACTATTTATGGCAGATGGAGTTCTGTCCAAATAGGTAGTGGCGATTTCGCTATAGTATATCGGGGCTAAAGAAAAAATATAAGGTTTTATTATGGCAACTTTAACAGGTCAATCCATTGCCTCGTCCTATGAGCAGTTATTACATATTGATAATGATGGCGGTGGTAACGGTACTACACATGTATCAGTAAAAGACGGAGATAATGAAACCACTTTTAGTTTCACTATTGCTACTGATGCATTAATGATGACTAGTACCAATCGCCTAGAATTTGGCGATACTGGTACATATATAAATCAATCATCTGATGGTGTATTAAATATTACTTCTGATACTGAAGTAGAGATTAATGCTACCACTATAGACATTAATGGTGCAGTTGCTTTTGATGGAGCATTAACAGGAATTACCAATATAACTTTGTCTGGCACATTGTCAGATGGTAATTACACCTTCGATACCAGTGGTAATGTAAGCGGTCTTGGCACTATTGGTTCTGGAGCAATTACTTCAACTGGAGTTGTTACAGGAACAGGGTTCACAATTGGTAGTGCTGTTATAAATGAATCGGAGCTTGAAACTATAGATGGAATAACCGCTGGTACGGTAGCTGCAAGTAAAGCGGTAGTAGTAGATTCAAATAAAGACATCGGCACATTTAGAAATTTAACCATCGACGGTGTATTTAC